GTTTTGCATCTCTCTAGTAAGTCGGTTCTCGCTCATGGTCAGGCTCCTTGCAATTTAAGAACTTCGCGGGCGTACTGCTCCGGTGTCAGTTTGAACTTCTTAGCTAACGCTGCTTGTGTAGACGTTAACTTTACCTGCTTCGGAGCCGTGCTCCGCTTAGCTGACGCTACGACGGTACTCGGCTTACTCCTCTGAGGCTTTTGTGGCTCAGACTCATCTGAAAAGGCTTCTGGAAACCGCTTGCGCATAGTCTTGTCTATACGCTCGTAGTATTCGTCGGTACCTAAGTATTCCGCGCCATACTCACGATACAGTTTCATATGCAGCCCTTTTGCGGCCTCCGTCATCTCCTCGTCCTTTTCCCACCAGTTCGAGTTACGACGACGCCAATCTGCATATTTCGGGTCAACAGGGCGTTGTTCCTGCTGAGGTTGCGGGAGTTGTACCTCAGTTTCTATGTTTTGTAAAGTGGGCTTAAAGTTTCTTGTGCGATCCAACTTTAACGACGCATCCACTAGGGCTTGCTGTGCCTCAACTAACTTCTCAGCGTCGCCAGAGTCATACGCTTCCCGGTAGTTGCGCTTAGCAACCTCGACCTCGGTCTCGGCTGCTGATCGGGCGGTAGCTATATACTCTTGCTCACCAGACGACAGGGTCGTCTTGAGAAGCTTGTTCTCTTCAAGCAGGCTTTGGGCAATACGTAAAGCCTCGGCCTGTTCGCGCAGGGCTGCTTCCTTCTCCCGACGCTCATCATGCCAAGCCTTCTTATACTGTTTGAACCGGCTGACTACTTCCTCGGGGTACTCCCCGCCATCCTCCGGTTTTTCCAAAGAGTTAACAATATCGGCGGGAAGTGGCTCCTTACCACGGTCTTCTTCCGGGGTGTCATCCTCGATTTCTACGAGAAGCTCTTCCTCATTGGTTTCAGCCGCCTCGTTCTCAATCTCGTCGGGGAACTTATATTCAGTTTGCTCCATAGGCATAGTTATCTCCTTATGCTCGTGAAATACCGCGTGGGTCTTCGACTACGGCCTCAACTGAGTCATCATTAATGATGCGGAACTCCCGCCCATGAATCTTCAATCTAGTGCCGCTGTTGGGACGCGCCAAGATAAAGTCGCCCTCTTTACACCAAGGGCCGTTGGGAAATCTCTTGTCGTCTTTATAACAGTCTGGCCCGAGTTTCACGACAAAGAAGACCGTGCTAAGGACTTCCTCGTAATGTACGGTTTGGCCTGCCTTTATCAAACCGCTGTCATACTTCTCTTCTATTTCAGGAATGGCAACTAACATCCGGTAGCCTGACGGTTCCGGTAGTTGCCTCGCTTTATCTTCTGCGGCTTGTGGCAGTGTTGATACTTCACCGCTTTCTGTCGCGATGGCTAGTTCAGTCATCTGAGTACTCCAAGTGTTTTGCGAGGTCTATTATGTAAGCTTCAACTGCGGTGAGACCTCGAATTTCACCGCAGATAAATCGGTACTCCTCAAAGCTCTTGGCAGAGCTGTTGCCAAGACCGTCAGATAGTTGTGCCCGACGCTCGCGTATCTCTTTAAGGATTGCCTCTATGATGTTCATTTCTTACCTTTTTCTTTCTGTGGAGCAGGTTTATTTGCTTGTTGCTGACGATGTTTGTGTAGATCGACAGCCACTCTGAAGCCCTCGGCCTCCTGTTGCTTATTTAGTTTGTCTCTGTCTAGCTCATACTTAACCGCCATATTTGCCCCGGCAATCTCTTTCTGAGCATTAATCCGCTGCTTCTCAATCTCCAGTTGCGCCATGCGTGCAGCTGCGTCAGCCTGATCTTTGGCGATCTTCCGCTGTACTTCAGCCTGTTTAATCTGCAACTCTTGCATCTGCATCTGAATGATCGGGTCTTGCATCTGCTGTTCGGCTTGTTTCTGTTGAGCCTCTTGCTGATGCTGTTGTAATAGCTGTTGTGAAGCCTGCGCTGCGGCTTGAGATATTTGCAGCTCCATCTCTTTCGGAATCTCGATGTCCTCATTTTCCTCGTAGTTCGGAAGCTGAAAGCCCATAGATGCCTCAAGCTGTTTGCGATACTCGTAGCCTACATGCTCAGTTATATGCGCCATCATTGCTGCTTGTAGCATCGGCGCTTGCGGGTTTTGCCCTATTACTTCCTGAATTTTCGGGTCTTGCATCGCAGCCATGTGTACTGCAATGTGTGCTTGATGGTCCTGATAAATAAACGCCTTAACAGGTTTACCTTTTAAGATGTTCTGATTCTCAGTAATTGGATCACGCGGGCGCGTGTCATCTTCCATCGGTACAAGCTTGGCGTAGTTCTTAATGCCCAACACATCCAACATCTGTCTGTGTAGTAGTGGCATGTCATACAGTTGTGGTGCTGTTTGTGCCAGCTGTAGTACCGCTTGATACTGCACAACTTTCTGACTCATTGTCGCAGCGTTCGGATCGCTGACCGGTATCACATCCACTTGGTCATAGTCGCTCTGCTTAGCCCTACGGTCACCGTCTACTGGGTCGTAGTCGTAGTCTGGTGGAGTGAAGTCTCTGATAATGTCCTTGAGCAGCCTAAACTCTTCATGCATCGAGTAGTGGATGCGTGCCTGCACCGCAGACATGATCTTCAGAGTTCTCTCAAGGATAGCCAGCGTAGTGCCTACCGGGGCTTGTGCCGACATGTCAGACACTTGCAATTCAGCCGCGTTAGCAAACCGTCGGCCTTCTTCAATGATCTTATCCATCAAACCAGCTAATACTGCGCTTGGCTCTTTGTATGGCAACGGTAAGATATTGTCTTTAATAGCCCCGCTCGGTACATCTACATCACGAAACTCGCCGGGTGATATAGGTGTGTCGTCACCTTTAATACGCATCCCACGAGCTTTTAGACCGCCGGGCAGGTTAGATAGCGTACCTGCATCAACCAACTGACGCAGTATTGACGTACCACTTTTTGCATACGCGCCGATTAAGTGAATAAACCCGAAGCAATAGAAGCCAAACCCCGGTATATAACCATAATGTACAAAGTGCGTACGCTTGTGTTTTAGCTTGTCTGTGGGCTTCCAATTACGCCGAATAGCTAAAATCTTCTGGCTATGCTTATCAATAGTGACGATATACGGCAACTTAATGCCGGTCTCTTCACCATCTTCATCAGTATCTTCATACCCCGGCAAGTCTAGATCGACCTGCATTTCAAGCAGTTTGTAACGGCTATCCGTAGTAGCACGGAAGCCCATCTTCTCCGCTATTTTCTTTTCTACTTCTTCAATCGTATCTACCGGTTCGCCTAGGTCTATGTCGCGGTAGAAGCCATCAACCTGCAATTTACGAAGCTCATTCTCAGTCTTGCGCATCACGTGAGTAACACGTTCTGCTGTTCTAAGACTTGACGTGCCATATGGCACAACTACATCTTCAGCTGGTACATAAATTGAAGTCTGCCGACCTAAAGACGGGTCGAAATAAACCTTTTTAAATGAATTGCCTGACAGTCCCAAACCCCACAACATACGCTCATGTTCAGGGCGATATTCGGGCATTTCTTCTGTCAGACGATAGTTCATATCGTCTCGGACGCGTTCAGACGCCTCTTTCTTTTCAGGAGTCTCTTTACCGATAATTTTCGTCTTAACCGGCCCAGCAGCCGGGAAAGTTTCCATGATCGTTTCCGACTGGAATTTGACGAGTGCTTCTGCGAGAAGAGGGTGTGTAACTCCACAAGCACCCGCCCAAGGTTCTGTCCGTTCTTCAAGCTTCATCCCCAAAAGGTCAAGGCCATCAACGTACGTCTGTATCCAATCCTTACGGCTAGATACATCCTCCTCGTAATCATCAATCAGATCACTAGCAAGTAAAGACAATATCTGGTCGGGTAGCTCTTCAGCTAAGTTAGCTTCGAAGTCTTCATCATCCATTTCTTTCGGATCAATATCGATTTCTAACCCGTCCGTTCGCAGCGTGACTGCTTCCGGGTCTTCAATCTCAATCTCCAAATCAGGCTCTTCCATCATCGCTTGCCCCAGACCTTGCGGGGCGGCATACAGTCCTTTTTCGATGCTCATTTCATATTCCTATGTATGTTCACGGAACGACGCTTAGGCGCAGTTTCCATGTGGTGAGTATTTAGCGATTCTCGATCAAGTTCAAATGGGTTTGATTCGAACCACTTGTCCACGTCTTCCTTTGTTGTTTCGTACGGGTCTGTGTTGCCGTACTTGGCCTGCTTTAACAGCTTGCGGTTGTACTTCTTAACCGCCCACCAAAATTTAATAGTCTCTATGATCTTCATTAGTAGTAGCCCCTGTGACGTTTCGACTTAAAGAGTTGTATCTCTTCTGGTTCATCGTTGTGTAGACGAATAAAGCCGCCCTGTCTAAATCTTAAAAGGGCTAATGTGGTGGAATCCACCAAGTCATCATTAATGCCAGACGGAAAGTCATTACACTCTTCTATGACCTCCATCGCCCAGCGTCGGTGCGGCGCCCACACCACACCACTGTGAAACAGTGAAGAAACAGCATTGACACGAGACACTTTGTCCTGCCCCTTGCCCGGTGTGAACTCTTGTATTGGCACACCCATACGCCGCATCTCCTGATACAGAACTGAACCAGAAGATTTCTTCTCCACGATGAATGAGTCAGGCTCCCATTCACGATACTCATCCAACACCAGCTGCTTTAGCTCCGGGTATTCCAAACGCTTCTTAATAGAGTTAAGCAGAATGATGTTGTAGTTGTTTACTTCCTCGTTGTAGAACACGCCCCACGTTGTTAAGGCGTTATAGTCAGAGCGGTTGTTGGCTTCTTGTGCCGCATCCAAGCTCATAATCGTAAATTCACATTGTGGTGGGTCGTCTTTGTCCCATATCTGCCACCACTCACGTTTTATTAACGCTCCCTCTTCCGATGTCGGCTGTTGCATGTACTGAGCATTCCAGTATCGAATATCCAGTGATGCCTTTTTCGCCAGCAGCTCTTCAAGGGGCCAAAATTCGGGCCAGAGAGGTTGGTCGTTCTCGTCGATTGCCGGGAATTCCACCACTTCCCAGCGATCCACATCCTCGCTGCGCTCCATTTGCGTAATAATTTGTCCAGTAAGGTCAAGTTTGCTCCATCTGGTCATTACTACAATAATCGCCCCACCCGGCATAAGTCGTTGGATTGGTCCTGACTGAAACCATTCCCACGCTGGTAGAAACACCTCGGGTCTTCCCAGTTTTGCCTCTTGTTCAGAATGGGGGTCGTCAATAATAAATAGATCAGCACCACGACCAGCAAGAGCGCCACCAACACCGATAGCAAAATACTCCCCACCGAAGTTAGTACCCCATCTAGACGCACTCTTTGAGTCCGCCTGTAGCTCAATCTGCGGAAAAATGTCACGATAGTCCTCCGATCCAACGAGATTTCGCACCCTGCGACCGAACTGCACCGCTAAATCAGCGGTGTGTGAGGCCATAATGATCTTTTTCTGCGGATATTTGCCCAAAAACCACGCCGGAGCGAGGTATGAGATGAGTTCTGACTTACCGTGACGGGGTGCAATGTTCACAATCACCCGTTTTTTCTTGCCAGCGGCTATTTCTTCGAAGATTTTTGCCAATCTATAGTGGTGTGGCCCCACTTTATAGCCAGAATAGACGTGTTTTACGAAGTCTAGGAACGAATCCTTGCTGATTTCCCGTGTGACCTCTTCCCGATACTTCTTTAATAGCTCAGCCGTGCGCCGTTTCTGCTTCTCCGGCATGTCGGGAAGCCTCGCCCGCAGCTTATTTATGTCCGCTGGTGATAGTCTTAGTGCATCAAGTGCCAAGTCCCGCCCCCGTTTCACGTACTTCTACGTCAATCACCTGATCTTCTAGGGCGTTTAGCGTCTCTAGCAGCTCTTTCTCAACCTCTTCTAGGCTCAGTATCTTGTGAGTTACTTCAGAACGACGTTTAAACGCATCAACACCATCAACTTCACCAAGCTTTGACAGCGCCGCAATCCTTGCCTTGGGGTCTTTGGCGTTCTCAATCTCAGCGACTAGCTTATTAACTACATATAGTTTCAGATCAGATAGCTCTTCAACGATCATGCAGTTGCTTTGAGCCACCATCCCCGCCAGATATGCCATGACCTCGTTGGGGTACTTAGCAAAGTCTGGACGGTGCGCCGGGTTATGCACCATCTGTTTTGCAACTTCTCGGGCAGTCGCCATGTGTTCTGGCGTTGGCTCTATTGGTTTGTTGTTTAGATCAGCGACTAACTTAATAGTACGCGCCCGCATCTCAATCTCCTCCTGCGGAGTGAGGTTAGGCATGGCCTCGTATGCTGAGGCTGGGAGAGGAATATCTTCCTCGATGTCAGGTAGAAGTGTATTCATATTGGCTGTCTGTGGCCTAACAGAATTGTTCGCAATATAGCAGGTGTTGGATAAATGTAAATGGTTGTTAATTTAGCAATAAAGTTTTGGAAAATTTTGTGAAATATTTTTTGTTTAGGCGAAAGAAATGTTAGATAAGTGAAATAGGTATTTCAATCAGGGTAGTTGAAATGGAAAAAGTATAAGGGGTGGGGGCTATAGGTTTTTAGAAAGTGAGGTGTCGTTTGTGCGTATCCGAGAGTATGGGCGCGCGATGGTACCAGCACGCATTCTGGGGGGTGGCGGTACGGTGGGGTCGGCGCGAAAGCTTTACTTTAACCCCTATATCAGCTATAAGATAATTATGCGATGCGATCCCGTATCGTATAACCTGATCCGAAAGGTACATCATGGCAAAGAAAATGTTATTCAAATTCACTAAACAGAATCTCAATGCCCATCCAATACGGACATTGTGGTATCGCCTGACCTGCTATGTGGTTGTCGCACAATGGGAAGGTATTGAGTCAGTGCGGTTCGCTCGGGACTATGAGGACGCGCTAGGTTGGGCTAAGTGTTATCCAGTCGGTGCGACTGTGATGATCGGTAAACGTGGTCGGATGATCGGCGCACGTTTCTAACCATCGGGGGCTTCGGCCCCCTTACTTCGAAAGGAAAAACAATGCGCTCTACACGAATTCTAAGGGGAAAGGCTATGCACCCTAAATGGACTCACGACTGTGAATTCTGTGAATACATTGGCTCGATGCACAGTGATAGAGGTTTGCTTGACTGGTACACGTGCAACGACTCAGTAATAGCACGGCACGGTGATGATGGTCCAGAGTATTGGTCAACACCACGCTACATCATAGACAGTGATGCTTATCTAATTGGTAAAGATATGGATGGCAACAATGGTGTAGGTGCAATGCTAGTACTTGCTCGTTACATGACTTCACTGTAATCAACAGGGGGCTTCGGCCCCCTTCTTTTGAAACCAGTTATTTGTCGTCGCGCGCGTGTCAGGGCGCGGGCGCAAGCGCGCACAATAGCGGTTCAGGTAAGGGTGAAACATTGATTTTTGCTTCAGGTTTCAGGTATAACATAATTACCGGATAAATGATTCATTCCGAATTGTTTCCGGTACTTTTCGAAAGGGTATCAACATGGCTAAAAAGACTGCCATTGCTGATGCTGTACAGGAAGTCACGTATAAGTCTTATCGTGACTTTGGTTACAGCGTTGCAAAGAAGTCTGATGCTTCGCGTTTAGATGGCGCATGGGCATTAGACAATATCGCAAACTTCCTTACCGATCCTGCTAAGGAAGCAATCAGCGAACTGAAGGAAGGTTTCCGCCAGCGTTACAGCGAAACCCACCCTGATGTTGAGTACGCTGTCGTTGACGGTAATTACATACCACGCGATCAGTTACCTGCTGATGCTAAGGTTTTGGAAAACGTCAAAATCGGTGTTGCGTATGCTTTTTCTTTTACGCAACAAGCTTTCGGTGCAATGAAAGCAGAAGATTTACCAAAGTACAATCTTGTTAACAGTATTCGCGACAAGGTTAACAAGTACTGCTTTAATTGCTTGTCTGACTTGAAAGCAGCAGCAAGGAAGGTAGAAAAGCAGCGCAACCCTGAAGCAAGTACCCGCGCTGCAACGCTGGCTTTCGGTGAATTCCTTGATAAGCAGTTTGATGTTATGGGTCAACGCTGCAAGACAGCAGAAGCGCGTGGCAATGACCCGACAGCAGACAGCAAAGCATTGCGAGAAGCAATCATTGCTTTTAAGGTTAAATACGAATTAAACAACAAGCAGTAACACTTAAGCC